AATAATCTTATTCCAAATCTCTTGTGCCTTAACTTTTTTACCAAGACCTTTATTTACCGCCAACTGATAATTCTCTTCATATTCAGTACCGTAACTTTCTTGTAATGGTTTGATACCTGCCTTCACAATATCGTTTGGACAAAACAAATACCAATCATCATTATCCTTAACCGCTTTCATGAAGTTGTCAGGAATCCATAGTGCAGTGAACAAATCACGAGCTCTCAATTCTTCAGCGCCTGTGTTCTTTTTAATCTCCAATAAATCAAAGATATCTTTATGCCAAGGTTCCAAGTAGATTGCCGCAGAACCGGGTCTGCGTCCTTGTTGGTTAAAGAATCTAAGTGACTCGTTAACAATCTTCAAATATTTTAAAAGTCCACCTGCGTATCCACCTGAAGATGAAATACGACTCTCTTTACTACGAATGTTTGACATGGATAACCCAATACCCGCAGCGTCAGATGAATAAGTAGAGATATCTCTCATGGTATTTAACAAACCTTCTCTTGAGTCTGAATCATTGTAGTGTAACACACAAGAGGCAAGTTGTGGAACCTTTGTTCCCGCATTAATCATGATAGGTGTCGCTGGAGATATTCTTTGATTTGACAAAGATTGGTAATATTCAATTGCCTCTTCAAATGTATCAGTCACCCAAAGAGCAACTCTCATATACATATGTTGTGGACGTTCAACTACTTTACCTTCTGATAACTTCAAAAGATACATTTCGGCAAGTGACCTCCAAGCAAAGTAATCAAAGTTATAATCGTTATCGTGATTGATAACCTCATCAATTTTAGAAGGACCGTATTTCTCAATAGTCTCCATTAAAGTGTTATTAATGATACCTTCACTATGTAACAAATGCATTGTGTTTGAGAAACTTGGGTCAGTTTCTTTGTGATAAGATGATATAGCAACTGACGAAGCTAATCTTGAGTAATCGTGATGACTACCTGTAAATGCCGCAGCAATTTCATAGATTAACTTATCTAATTCTTTTGTTGTAATAATACCTTCAGTTGGTACTGAAGTGATAACCTTAATAAAGATTTCATCGGAGTTGACACTCAACCCCTTTGAAGCTCTTTTAATACGGTTATAAATTTTCTGTGGATTAAATGACGCATCATCTCCACCTCTCTTTTTAATTTTAAGTGACATCATAGTTCTATATTAGTAATAAATTAGAAATCGTCTGTAAAGGACAAAGTTTCATTCAATTTAGCTTTTTGGTATTCAACAGTTCTTGACTCAAAGAAGTTACCCTTTGTTTCAACTGCGATTTGTTCCATAAATTTGAACGGTTGTTCAACGTTGAATTGTTTTTTACAACCAAACTTTACCAATAATCCATCAACAACAAACTCAAGATATTGTTTCATTAAGTTTGAGTTCATACCAATCAAAGAAACTGGTAAAGATTCTGTGATGAATTCTTTTTCAATCTCAAGAGCTGAAAGTAAAATTTCTTTAATTCTCTTTTCACTTGGTTTGTTTTCAATGTGATTGTTTAATAAATGAATTGCAAAGTCACAGTGTAGGTTTTCATCTTTGAAAATCAAAGAGTTAGCATTACATAGTCCTTGCATAATTCCTCTAGACTTTAACCAAAAGATAGAACAGAATGAACCTGAAAAGAAGATACCCTCAACCGCTGCGAAAGCAACTAATCTTTCTTGGAAAGATGCGTTCTCAATCCAATCCAAAGCCCATTTAGCCTTCTTTTGAACTGCAGGTAGGTTATCTAAAGCCGTAAAACATTTGTTCTTTTCATCCTCATTTGATACGTAAGTATCAATAAGAAGTGAGTACATTAGACTATGGATGTTTTCCATTGCCAACTGAATACCATAAAAGAATTTGGCTTCAGGATATTGTACTTCTCTGTAGAAATTCTCAGCCAAGTTTTCGTTAACGATACCATCTGATGCCGCAAAAAATGACAAAATATTTTTAATAAAATATTGTTCATTTTCTGATAAATTTTCCCAGTCACGTAGGTCACCGCTTAAATCTATTTCTTCTGCCGTCCAAAACGCAGCCTGATGCATCTTATAATATTCCCAAATATCATTGTATTTGATTGGAAATATTACAAAACGATTTGGATTTTCTACTAAAATTTTTTCCATTTTTTCTTCCATATTGTTTTAATAATTATACTGATTGTTGTTTTCTTTTTTCCATAATTTCTTTTATTCTGCTTCTATTTCTTTCTTCCTTCTGTTCTTCAAGTCCTAAGAATGTTGTAGTACTTTCTGTATCAATTTCTAACATTTCGTTATTAAACTTACAATTTTCAAATACCACCCCGTCTTTACCAATTCTTGACTTTGTAATTGCAATAGTCGCAAGATTCAATTCTTTTTGTTGTAGTGATTTAGCAACTGTGATGATAACGTGTCCTACTTGAGCTTTCTTAATAGAACCACCCATTTGGTCAGTTGTTACAACATCAGATGATATTGAACTTCTATTACCTTGTGTTGCCGTCCAACCAGCAATATCTAATTCATTACACATCGCTTCAAATGCTCTCATCACCGAACCTTCAGATTTCCATTCATCGTCCATCATCTTTTCAGGTGTTACACAATCAATATAATCTAAAATAACCACATCAATTCTATTACCATCAGCAATCATCTTTCTAATCTGATTTTTAATCTGATTCATAGTCATTGTATCAGATGGTAATTTTTTAAGGATTAACTTGTTCTTCATCGTATTCTTGATTTCATCAAGTTTTTTAATAACAATTTCTCTATTTTCACCTAATGAATCAGGAGAAATTCCTGTCCAACATGTGAAATGTTTTCTTTGAATAACTTTTGGGTTGTCCTCAAAGAAAATTTGTAAAACATTAAATCCTAAATTAAAAGCGTGATTAGCAATCTTGGTAGTTAACGTTGATTTACCAACACCAGTGGGTGCTAATATAACGCCAATTTCTCCTTTTGCCAAACCACCCTTCAAAAGATTATCTATACCCGGTATTCCCATAGGGATTGGGTGTCTATAATCATCCGCTAAAACTTCATCTAAGTTTTCAAATACTTCCCCTGTTCCTCTATCTACGTTTCCAACCTGTAAAGCCTCTCTAACCATCTCTTCCAAAGTGTCGTAGTTTTCAAACTCACCATGGTCAATAATTTTTTTAGCTTTATCCATAACCTTTTGAAGTTCTTGTTGTTTACAAAACTTCAAAGCTTTTTCTTGGACGAAATGAACACCATCATCTGTTACATTCTGTATATCAGAAATAGTGTCAAGAGTTATCTTTAATAATAACTCCTGACTAATTTCACTCTTAGCTTTTTGTTGAATTGTCTCAAAACTTGGGCTGTGGTCAAACTTCATGTAATACTCCTTCACCATTTGAAGAAATAATCTAAAGTATTTGTTTTCAAAGTAGTTAGGTTCCATCACCTCAATAATTGAGTGTGCGAAGTCTTTATCAACTATCGTTTGGTTAAGGAGTTGTAGTTGAAAAGTTTCCCCTAAATAATCAAAATTTTTGTCAGCCATATTATGTTTGTTTTTTGAATAAATATCAACGAGCTAGCTGATAACCCATGTATTCGTGTGTTAAATTTCTAGATGACAACACGTCAGTCAGACCAAAAAGGATACCTTTTAGGAACGGGCGTATGTCTACGGTGTATCTTACCTTCGGTGGGTAAAGTTTAGCATCAAACGTATAATGACACATTGTCGTATCTCCATTTTTGATGTAGATGTTAAACGACTCAGGTCCATCAGTGAATGATGTGTTTAAAACCTCAGGGTCTTCACTAATCTGATATTGATTGTCCAACATGTAGTTAACAGTTTTCATTTTGAAATTTTCTTTCAAATCTGAAATGAAACCATCCATAATGTCAATCAACTCAGCCGAGTTGTGAGCCTTTGGGTTATACCCCTTAACGTTAAAAAAACGTTGTACGATAAAGTTGTTGTTTACCGTCATCAAGAATTCCAATTTGGTAATGTCTTGTTCTTTCATAATTTAATTTATTTTTTGTTTGTTTTTGTTTTTTCTTTTCTTGTTAACTTCATAAATGGTTGAATGAAGTATGTCCACGCATCATCACCTTTTGGTAGGTACTTAAACAACCCGTCTTCAACCATATACTTAATTAAGTTCTTATAACTTCTACCTTCAATATCTAATTTTTCAGTAACAACTAATTGTATCTCTTCTTTGTCTTCATCCCTTAATAGTGGATTCGACAAATCAACAATCTGTTCATTAACTTGGAAAAATTCTTGTTCAAAAATACCTGATTTGGTTTTACCTGTTAAAAGATTTTTTAAAGTCTGATTGTCTTTTTGTTCTTTCAATAAGTCTTCAGCCCTTGTTAAAATATCGTTATAAGAAACTTCTTTTTCAAGTATTTCAGGGAAAAACTTAACTAAAGTTTTTTCACCCAAAAGATAGATACCTTCGATGTTATCTGATTTATCACCAGTTAATATCTTTAAGGTTTTTACGTTGTAGTGTGGGAACTCAAAATCGTCAAATTTAATCTTATCCCCGTGTTTAAACGTAGCTTTGACTGATGGTGAGTATATGGACACGTTTTCGGAAATAAGTTGTGTTAAGTCTCTGTCTGATGAAAAAATAAGTTTGTCTTCATTTTCAGATACTTGACAATAATAAGCAATTAAATCATCAGCTTCTCTTCCACTAATCTCTAATTGTCTAATATAGACTTCTTCCAAATATTGTTTGATACGATTTTTTTGTTTTAGGTAGGACATAAAGATAGCGTCCTCCATAACCAATCGTCGGTTTTGTTTGTATTTGGGGTAAAGAATTCCACGTAAACTCGTGGAATCTTCACCATCCCATAATACTACTACCTTGTCAAAGT